GCGCATAACCGCGTAATTTATAGGGGGGGTTAGTAGTTTTCGGATTGATTTATTATGGCAAGGACACATAAACCAACCTCCCTGAAAATCGTTGAGGGAAATCGCGGTAAGCGTTCCACCAACAAACAGGAACCAGATCCGGAATACTTAAACGACCTGGCGGCTCCGTCATTTTTGACTGTGGAAGCTGCGCAAGTCTGGGATGAGATTGTTCCTGATTTGAGAAAGGCAAAACTTCTAACCAAGATTGATATTCCTATGCTGTCCTTAGGATGTGAAGCTCTTGCAAGATATAGAAAATTGACAGCTGAAATTGATGTCGACTGTAAATCAATTGGTTCAGATGACGAAAAAAAAGATAAATGGATGGCTACAACAATCCAATCCATGAGTTTCAAGCAAGCAATGGCGGTGATGCAGCAGTTTGGAATGTCACCTGCAGCCAGAACAAGAATTGCGATTCAACCACAGGGCGACTTATTCGGTGAAACTGGTTCCAATTACTTCACGTGATCCGGTCACCAAATACGCCAAGGATGTACTGAAAGGAAAAATAATAGCAGGGCCGCATGTTCGAGCGGCATGCCAGAGACACCTGGATGATTTGATCAAAGCTCCTAAACGGGGCTTTTTTTTCGACCTGGAATTGGTCAAACGAGTAATTGGTTTCTTTGAAGATGTATTGCGGCTTAATGGCGGGGAGTACGAGGGAGAGCCATTCATACTAAACGACTGGCAAGCATTCATCGTTGGCAGCTTATTCGGATGGGTGGATGAGGAAGGGTATCGAAGGTTTCGTGTTGCATATGTAGAAACAGCAAAGGGCTCTGGTAAATCGCCACTAGCTGCCGGGATCGGTTTATATGGTTTGGTTGCGGATGGAGAACAGCGCGCGGAAGTTTACGCGGCCGCGACAAAAAAAGACCAGGCTATGGTGCTATTTCGTGACGCGGTAGCAATGGTTGACCAGTCGACAGCACTCGCCAGACGGTTAATCAAAAGCGGAGTAGGGCAGTCAGTATGGAATCTTGCATATCATAAGACGGGGAGTTTCTTCCGGCCGATATCGTCCGATGATGGTCAATCAGGACCGCGTCCGCATATCGGATTGATTGACGAACTGCACGAACATAAAACTAACGTTGCCGAAGAAATGATGCGCGCTGGTACCAAAAGCCGCAAGCAGGCAATGATATTCAAAATCACGAATAGCGGTTCAAGCAGGTATGGACCTTGCCGTTCGAATCATGATTACGGAATAAAAGTTGCATCAGGTCAATTAACCGATGATTCATTCTTTGCATACATCTGTGCGCTGGATGATGGTGACGATCCTTTCAAGCATGAAAGATGCTGGCCAAAAGCTAACCCAAGCTTAAAGTACGGAATACCCGGAAAGCGCTATATCAGAGAACAGGTGCGCGAAGCAAAGGGCATGCCCAGCAAAGAAGCAATCGTCAGGCGGTTGTCCTTCTGCCAATGGACGGAAGCAGAATCACCCTGGATATCTCGCGATGTCTGGATGGGCGCGCAGCGTGAATATGGGTGGGATGAACTAAAAGACCGCAATGCATATGGCGCACTTGATCTTTCATCAACAACTGATCTGACAGGATTGGTGTTGTGGATTGAGCCGGTTAACCCTGGCGAACCCTGGAAGCTAATAGCAATATCATGGCTTCCGGATGATGACCTGCTAAGAAAAGAAGAAACAGACAGAGTGCCATATCTACGCTGGAAAGCGGATGGATATCTTGAGACAACACCGGGCAGGGCAATCAGTAAACTAGCCATACTGCGCAGGCTTGCGGAATTGCAGAATCATTTCTGTATTAAGAAACTTGGGTTTGACCGGTGGCGGATAGAAGATTTGATTCAGCTCGCGGAAGATGAAGGCATTCCATTACCGGAAATGATTCCATTCGGACAAGGTTTTAAAGACATGAGCCCGGCTCTGGATATGTTCGAGGCCGCGCTATTAAACTGTGAAGTAGTCCATGACGGCCATCCAATACTTACCTGGTGCGCTGCTAATGCAGTCACCGTCAGCGACTCAGCGGAGAACAGGAAATTGGCAAAAGACAAATCGACCGGCCGTATTGATCTGATGGTTGCTGCTGTGATGGGTGCCGGTGTTGCGTTAGGTAATGAATCCACAGAATCTGCCGAACCCGGAATATTTGTTCTATAAGGTGCTCATGAGTTTTTCAATATCATCACTGATTCCGTGGGGCAAGAAAAGTGAATCCATAATCAACGCCAGGGATTTGTACAAAGAGATTTTTGGCACAACAAATTCCAAGAGCGGTGTATCGGTAACCTGGCGCAATGCATTACGTGTTAGCACTGTATTTGCATGCGCGCGAGTCATTGCCGAAGGATTGGCGCAGGTTCCCTTCAAGTTATACAAAAAACGATCTAGCGGCCGCGGATCGGATATTGCTGATGATCACTCTTTATATGAATTACTTTATCTAAGGCCAAATGAATGGCAAACATCATTTGAACTCAGAGAGCAAATCGGTCTTCACCTAGCGATCCATTTCAATGCCTATGTATATAAAGTGCGTGGACTGCGCGGCGAAATAGTAGAGCTATTGCCATTTACTCCTGAAAGCGTGCGGATTGTCAGGGATGGTTGGGATAGACGCTTTGAAGTATATGACGGCAAAGGCGGATTAATTAAGGTTTCCTCCGAGAACATGTGGCATATCCGTGGGCCATCCTGGGATGGGGTAATCGGTATGGAAGCGGTAAAACTGGCGCGCGAAGCTATCGGTTTATCACTGGCAGCAGAAGAACATGGCGCAAGGATGTTTAGCAATGGCGCTCGTACCGGCGGCATACTCTCAACCGACTCAACCCTAAAGAAGGAAACGGTTGATGATTTAAGAGAAGCCTGGCAGTCAATGCAGGGAGGAAATGAAAACGCTTATAGAACCGCAATATTGCATGGTGGCTTGAAGTGGCAATCATTAGCGATGACCGGTGTAGATGGCCAGCATTTGGAGCAAAGGCGATTTCAGGTTGAAGAAATCTGCAGAAGCGCACGTGTGATGCCAATCATGATCGGCCACTCGGACAAAGCGGCGACCTATGCTTCTGCCGAAGCAATGTTTGGCGCGCATGTAAAATACACGCTTCTATCCTGGTATGCACGGGTTAGCCAGTCAGCATCAGTAAACTTACTTACTGGGGCGGAAAGAAAAGAAGGTTATTACCCAAAATTTGTGGTTAATGCTCTTATGCAGGGCGCCACCAAAGACCGCGCGGATTACTATACCAAAATGTGCAGCATAGGCGCGATGAATCCGAACGAAGTCAGAGATTTGGAAGAAATGAACCCGTATGAAGGCGGCGACGAATACCGTGTGGCCATGAATACAGAACAGCCCGGCAGTGGTTCATTAACAGAAGATCCCGACAATTCAGACAAGCAAGGAAATGACAATGGCGATACAGCATCTTAATTGCAACCTGATGGAATTGAAATTCTCTGATGGTACCGGAGAGGATCAAGTCGATAGCAAAGAGATGAAGTTTTCCGGATACGGCGCTGTGTTCGGCAATGTTGATAGCTATGGTGACGCGATACAGAAGGGCGCTTTCCGGGAGACATTAAAAGAAATTAAGAAAACAGGCATATGGCCATCGTTGTTGCTCCAACATGGTGGTTGGTCTGGCACTGCGGAAGATATGACGCCGATCGGAATCATCAGCGACATGGGCGAAGATGATACCGGTCTGAAGTTGGATGCGATACTGGCAGATATCGAACGCGGTCGTGATGCCTACACGTTGATGAAGATGTCACCCCGACCCGCAATCAGCGGATTATCGATTGGTTATATTCCTGTTGAATGGAAGCGCAATGACAATCCGTCTCAAGGTGAAGCTTATCGAACATTAACAAAGATTAAATTGATGGAAGTGTCTTTGGTGACGTTTCCAGCAAACACGGAAGCTCGCGTGTTATCGGTTAAAAGCGGGCTGAATATCAAAGTAGCCGAGCGCGCCCTGCGTGATGCCGGGTTCTCTCGCAGTGAGTCAAAAGCAATTCTGGCTCACGGATTCAAATCCTTAGATCAGTGCGACGCTGAGGTAATGGATGAACTGGCGGCACATTTAAAACGAAATATCGCAATTTTTTCCAATTAATAACCTCAAGGAAAATTAATGAAATCTCTATTCAAATCCAGATTATCGACAATTGTATTTGTCGTGAGTGTTATGTTTATTCTGACAGCCTGTGGCGTCGTTACCGCTGCGGATATTCTTTCACCTGAAGCACTAGGTGCTGCAACATTACTTCCATTCCTGATGGGTGATACGGCGAATATGGGCGAGATCACCGATCTGCTAAAGAAACAGGGCGATGCGTGGGAACAGTACAAAGCAGCCAATGATGCAAGGCTGAAGGCCATTGAAGAAAAAGGATATGCGCCTGCGGACACTGTAGAAAAGGTTGCAAAGATTGATTCCGATTTAACGCAACTCAGCAGAGATATTCAGGAAGTGGCCAAGAAGGCCAATCGTCCGCAAACTATTGACACAAAAGGTTTGACGCCGGAGCAATTGGAATATAAAGCGGCGCTGCAAAAGTTCTTGCGTAAAGGTGGCGACGCGAATCATCTATCCGAATTGGAGAAAAAAGCATTCCAACGCGGATCCGATGTTGATGGCGGGTTACTGATCCATTCTGAAATGGAAGCCAGTATTGATCGGGTAGCAGGCACTGTTGCTGCATTACGTAATATTGCCGATGTGCGCACCATTGGGGCGATGGGGTTGAAATCTCGTGTCAAAACTAGCGGAACTTCAGCGCGCTGGGTTGGAGAGGGTGAAGCGGGCGGCGAAACAACCAATGCAAAATATGCTGCAATTGAAATTCTAGCCGAAGAAATGGAAATCGAGCCTTGGGCTTACAACGAATCCCTGGAAGATGCTGACTTTGATATTGAGTCTGACATCGTAGAAGAAGCAGGCATAGGGTTCGGAGAAGCAGAAGCCGATGCATTCATCAATGGCACAGGGGTAAAAAAACCGCGCGGTATTTTAAAATACCCCATGGTTGCAAATGCATCCTACGCCTGGGGTAAAGTTGGTTATGTGCTATCTGGCGGAGCTGGCGTATTTGCAGCATCCAATCCCGGCGATAAGATAATTGATTTTATTCATTCATTGAAATCGATCTATCGCACAGACGCGCAATTACTGATGGCTGATACCAGTCTGGCAAAAGTGCGTCAGATCAAAGATGGAACTGGACATTTTTATCTGTTTCAGCTTGATCCTACAGGACAATTCGCCGGCCTAGTATTAGGCGCGCCTGTAGTGATCGATGACAACATGCCAGTTATTGAAGCTAATTCCTACTCTATTGCATACGCAAACTTCAAACGCGCTTACCGGATTGTGGACCGCAAAGGCATCACTCTGATCCGTGACAACCTTACGACCAAGGGAACCACGAAATTCAATTTCCGCAAGCGCGTAGGTGGCGGCATCAAAAACTTTGAAGCGATAAAATTAATGAAATTCGCAGAAAGCTAAACCTACGACTTATAGATTGTAGATATCCATAAAACCCGCTTCGGCGGGTTTCTTATTTAGGAGACACATAATGCGTGATGGACATAACAATATTGATGTAAAGCGCGTGATCAGCCCGGTATCCGTGGCTGATACAACTGCGCAAGTAGGCCAAATAATCGACCGCCAGGGATTCGATACCCTGGAATATGTAATTGCCACCGGTTCATTGGGTGATGCTGATGCGACTTTTACCGTGTTGCTGGAAGAAAGTGACGACTCTGGAATGTCCGGAGCTAATGCGGTAGATGATAAATATTTGCTAGGTACAGAAGTCTTGGCCGCGTTCCAGTTCGATGATGACAATGAATGCCGCAAGCTTGGCTACATCGGAAACAAACGCTATACGCGGTTGACCATTACCCCTGTGGGCAATGCCAGTGCAGCGTTGTTGTCTGCTGTTGCTATCCTTGGAAACCCTGCAAACATGCCAACCGCAAATCCGCCCGTTTGATTTTAAATGGCCGTTCATGGTGGTGATTCCATCATGAACGGAACATAAAATTATTCTTATTTTACTTTAGGTGATGAAATGAAAATAACGGTGAATGGCAGTAAACACGAGCTTGGCAAATCGCTTGATCGGACATCATGCAAATTAGGACGGGAAAAGATTGCTGAAATGGCGGGTATTGATCCGACTAAAGTTGAATCAATAACGTTCAAGCATAAAAATGGTGAAAGTGGAGAATTGGTTTCTGGGCAGAAAATCATTGCTTTCGAAAATTCTTCGTTTACCGCCATTGGCCCAAAACCTGCTGATGCTGCACCGCAAAACCAAGATGACAAGTAAAAAAGAGAAAACAGGCACTATGCAACGCGCCCGTGTTTTGGGTGGATTTACTCTTGACGGTGTGCTTTTTGAATCGGATAACATTATCGAGGCTGATCCAAATGTGATTAGAAATTTAGGATCATCCGTTGATGCAAGTCAATCTGCTGTGGATTACTGCCTTTCGTTGAAAAATCCTGTGATTAAAAAGCATCTCAAAAAATAATCTTTCATGCCAGAAAAACTGATCACCGCGCCGGCATTGGAGCCTATAACACTTGCCCAGGCTAAAGCTCATCTGCGGTGGACTAGCAATGCCGAGGATGAGCTTATTCAATCTTTAATTAAAGCGGCGAGAAATCTATGTGAAGAGGAAACAGGGCGGGCGCTGTTGCCGCAGACCTGGGAATTATCCTTGGATTGTTTTATGAATGAAATGCGCTTGCAGCGTGTTCCGGTCGCAAGTATCACTAGCGTTAAATATTCCGATGCAAATGGAGCTGAGCAAACGGTGGCGAGCACTGAGTATGTGTTGGATAACGCCAGCAACTCAATCGCACGTGTAGTGATCGCGCCAAACAAATCATGGCCGCAATTATACAACGGCATCAACAATGTTCGTGTCCGCTATGTAGCTGGATATGCCAATGCAGATGCGGTACCGGAAGCGCTTAAGCAATGGATGAAATTGCAAATCAGTCACTGGTTCCGGAATCGAGAGTCTGTCAGCGTAAATGGTCAAAGTAGCAAACTTGAGTTTGTCGATAATCTATTAAACGCATACCGAATTTATAACTTATAAACATGCCGGTACCGGGCGCAGGCCAACTGAATAAACAAATCACCATCCAGCAACTTAGCCAGGCTAAGGATGCTGAGGGCGGAATGGTCGACGCATGGTCTGATTATGCGGCGAATATCTGGGCGAAGGTCAACAACCTGTCAGGCAACGAGCGTTCAACCACCCAGCAAGGTGGCCGGACATTGGAATCGCGCACTGAATTTACTCTCTACTTCCTGGATGGGGTGACCAATCAAATGAGAATCGTATTTAACGGCAAGCATTACAACATCCGGCATGTGAATAATTTCATGGAAGCCAATGAGTATTTGATTATTACCTGTGATACAGGGGGGAATCATGGCCGGTAATGCCGAGATTTTAGGCATTGGTGAATTGACAAAGCAATTCCAGAAACTGAATGTTGAGATGAGGCTTAAGACATCGCGCAGGATGGTTGCCGCAGCGGGCGGGGTGTTGCGCAAAGAAGCGCGGTCAATTGCCCAAGGTTATGGACTTAAAAAATCAGGGGCGCTCCTCCGGAACATTGCTATTAAGCGGGAGCGGAATGCGCCGTCAGGCACGGAGCAATATAACCTAGGCGTTCGTCACGGGCGCGACCTTGGCAATGGAAAGAAGATTATTAAATACCTGGAAGTTGGCAAGAGTGGAAGAGTGGTTACGCGCCGGGAGAATGATCCGTTTTATTGGAAATTTCTTGAGTTTGATACCAAGCGCAGAAGTGCAACGCCATTCATCCAGAAAGCACTGACGAATAAAAGTGCGGAAGCAATCGCCGCAATGGAAGATCGGCTAGTCAAAGACCTGGTTAAATACAACAACCCATGACTATAGGAACTACAGTCACCACAGCACTGGCTGCTGTGCTGGCTAACTCCTGGGCGGTCGAACTGCCGCCGGAGCCAACCTTTCCGGCCATCGTGTTTGAAATTGACAGCACACCGGAATCAGATTGGGTGCTAGGTGGTGGATACACGCAGCATGTAATAACGGTAGTCACCTTCGCCTATACCAAAGCTGAGCTCTCAACTTATAAAGCGGCAATTCAAGTAGCAATGGAAGCCATCACCGGTTTCATCACTGAGGAAGAAAGTGGCGATGCATCTTTCGAAGAGCTTCCGGGCGTGTATGCCTATTTCCAAAATTTTAGAATCCGAACGACTACTTAAGGAGCAAACATGGCAAAGCTAATGCGCAATGTGGTTTTAGCGGTGAAAGAAGAAACCACAAACGGCGTTGATATCGTACCAACATCAGCAGCCAATTCCATACTCGCCAAAGTATCTGACGTGCAGCCGGTGGTTGCAGAGTTTGCGGAGCGGGATAACGTAAAACCATACCTGGGCTCGTCAGGCAGCGTGCAGGTTTCTGCTCATTCTGAGCTGACCGTTGAATTTGAATTAGCCGGAGCATCAGCAGCAGGGGTCGTACCAGGCTGGGCTGCGTTGCTGAAAGCCTGTGGGTTTGGTGAAACCATCGTTGCAGGTACCAGTGTTACTTATGAGCCGATATCTACCGCTTTCAAATCAGTATCCATTTATTACTTCCTGGATGGTCTGCTGCATAAAATGATTGGCTGCATGGGGACGGCGACATTTACGCTTAACTCGCGGGGCATACCGATGGTGAGTGTCAAGCTCACCGGCCTATATTCAAACACACAGGATACCGCGCTACCGACTGATTCCGATTACTCCGCATTCCTGGCTCCGCAAGCTGTGAACAAAGTAAATACAACCGCTTTCACTTTGCATGGCGCCACTAACCCATTCGATCAATTCTCTTTGGATTTAGGCAATACCGTGGTGTATCGCAACATGCCAACCCTGGAAGAAGTTCTGATCACCGATCGGCGTGTTACCGGCAGCATATCAATACCTATGACGTCTGTCGCAACTAAGGCATGGCATAACATCGCACGAGACGGCACCCTTGCGGCCATATCAATGACGCATGGAAGTGGTGCGGGCAAGACCTTCACTATCACCGCACCCAAGGTGCAACTGACAAATCCGCAATACCAGGATAAGGATGGCGTGGTAATGCTGAATCTGACTCTGCAATTACTTCCCGATACCGGCAATGATGAATTGTCGATCGCATTGACATAATCAATAAGGTAAATCATGGCATTCAAAATAACCAAGAAACCAACGTTCACCGCTCAAGTGGATGTGTACACACCCAATGAAAAGTGCGGGCATGACCATTCGACATTCAGAGCATCTTTCCTGCGCACGGATGTTGACGAACTGGATGAGCTGAGGAAATTGCCGCAGCAGGATTTGATGCGCAAGAAGTTGTCAGGATGGGAAGACTTCCTTGCGGATGATAATCAACCGGTTGAATTTAACGATGACAACCTTGAGGCGTTGATTCGTATCCCGGAAGCTTTGCATGGATTATCAATAGCATTTTGGAATTCAGTCGTTAAGGCGCGCGAAAAAAACTAGAAGCGGTTGCCCGTTATTGGGCGGGTGACCGTCAAGATAATCCAAGCATCGATCAGAATGTTATCGATGGCCTGGTTGCTGCCAATGCGCCGCAAGCAGTTATTGAAGCAGCCCGGCGCAATTACAGCGGCCAGGATTCAGACGGCTGCGAAGTTTGGGAGGAAAACTGGGAGTCCGTCCTGCTGTTTTTGGCAATGGGTACGCAGTGGAACATCAGCCCGGCCGGTCACCCTCACGGTATCAATTATGGTTCGCTTGAATCCACTATGAAAATGTCAGCCGTTAAAAAGAAAAAACGCGCATCGCTGTTTATGGATGTGCGCATGATGGAATCAGCGGCGCTGGATGTTTTCCGGGAGAAACAATAATGTCTGCATTGGGTAGCCTGGTTGTAAAACTTGCGCTTGAATATGCGGAGTACACCCAAGGTCTCGATAAATCCAGCCAGGAAGCGCTCAAGTTCGCCAAGAATACGCAGACTTCATTCGACAAGGCAGGCAATAGCGCAAAAGAATTCCTGGGTAATGTTGCCGGGAATGTGGCGGGCGCGATAGTTTCGGTGGTTGGGTTGAATTCTGCATTCTCGCGCATTACCGAATCCATCAATATTCTCAACAGCCTGGATGATGCTGCGCAGAAAACCGGATCAAGCATTGAAGATTTATCCAGAATCGAACAAGTCGCACGGAATTTCGGTGATGCATTTAACCCGATAGAGCAAGGCATCACCAGGCTCGCAAAAGGCCTGGCTGAGATCGACGATCCCACATCCAATGCAATTCGCGCACTGGATGCCATCGGCGTATCAGCCCGTGACAGTAATGGCGAGTTGAGAACAGCGGCTGATGTGTACATCGATGTAGCACGATCGCTACAGCAATATGAAGATGGCACCAGGAAGACGGCCGTAGCACAAGCCCTGTTCGGCAAAAGCGGCGCTGAATTATTGCCGATGCTTAACAATCTGGCGCAAGGTGTTGATCATGTCACAGCAGTAACGCAAGCAAACGCTGCCCAGGCTGCGTTATTCAATGATCAGCTAGCTTTGGGTAAAGCCAGAGTGACCGGATTCTTTACCTCACTGGCCGTTGACCTTCTGCCAACTCTGAATAACATTGCCTCCGCAGTCAATAATTCCACCGGACAGATCAACTCATTCTCCGTTGTTAGTTCTGCTGCAAGTGCGGTACTCAAAGGATTAGCTATTGCGGGTTTCACCGTTGTTGACACTTTCCGGGGAATGGGGAGGGAGATTGGTGCGCGTGCGGCTCAATTGACTGCATTGGCAAATATGGATTTTTCCGGAGCAAAGTTTATCGGCCACGCTCTCGCAGAAGACAACATTAAATCCCGAGCAGAATATGACAAGTTTGTGGAAACCGTCTTGAACGGCGAACAAAAAATTGTGCAAGCTATGGATACCGGGGGCACCAAGAAAGCCATAGATTTCCAAGTTAAAATTCCTGCTGCTGTTAACGCAACCACCCAGTCAATCGAAAAACAAACAAAAGCATTTGATCTGGAAGTGGTTAAACTGAAACAGTACGAATCTGAAGCCAGACGCGCCAGAGACATCACTGCCAGCGTAGCCACCAAGCAGGAAATCTACAATCAAACCCTGGAAGAACTCGAACGGCTCAAACCCTACCTAAGCGTAGAAGCCTACACTCGAGCACTTGATAGAGCGCAGCGGGAATTGCAGGACGTTGGCGCGGTCAACCGGCAAGTCACCACCGAGATGGATCAGTTATGGATCCAGGCAGGGCGCAATATTCAATCGACATTTGCCAATAGCATTTTTGATTTCTTCAATGGTGGCCTGGATGATATGTGGCGCAACACCAAAACCGCTATTGGTAGAATCCTGTCTGAATTTGCAGCATTGCGTTTGGCGCAGGGAATTGGCCTGAGTGCAATGTTTGCGGTACCAGGTGCGGCGAGTGCAAGCGGAATCGGCGGCACTGGGATGAATGCATTGAACATTGCAAGTTTAGGCAGTAACGCAATGTCATTCATGCGCGGCGGTTTCGGCATCCCTGCTGCGTTGAGTAGCGTTGGTGGAATGTTGCCAGGAACCGCTGGTACTTTTTTTGGTGCTATGGGTGGAACTGGTGCAGCTGCTGCTGAAGGTGCGTCAGCATTATGGGGAGCTAGTGGCTTGACCGGTGCCAATGCTATGGGTGCTGCCGCAGGGTCTGCAATGGCAGCTGCGGCCGGACCGTTGCTTGCTGCGTTTGCGGCTACTCAACTATTTAAATCATTTGCCGGAGATAAAAGGCTTGGTGGTGGATTTGGCAAAGCACTTAATTTCGTGGGCGATATTCCTATTCTGGGAGATTTCATCCCGGTTGTTCCGCTGGTAAATGCACTATTCGGACGTGGCCCGCTCAAGCAAAAAAACACAGAATTAAACGCAACGATCGGGTCCGAAGGATTCCAAAGCGGTGCTTTACAAACAAACTTTGTCGCGAAGGGTGGTTTATTCCGCAGCGACAAGAATGACTTTGCCCGTGTCGATGCGGTTACCGGCGCAATTGAAACGGACAACCGCAAGCTCAATGAGTTTGCCACCGGACTGGCTAGAGTGTCAAAAGATATCCTCGGGTTGATTAGCGAGACAACAACACAAACCTCCGATGGTTTGCGCAAGATTGGAGCTGATCTGGGCTTGAGTGTCGAGGGCATTAATAACTTCAGCCATACTATCGAGTTGGTATCAGAGAAAGGCAAGATGCTTTCCGATGAGCAAATCTCGGAAGAGATCGCGCGCATTACCGATGGCCTTGCCCGTGGCCTGTTGCCGGAAGTGGATAACTTCGCCAAGCGTGGAGAGACGGCAATCCAAACGGTTAACCGTCTGGGAGCTGAATTCTCCGCGCTGACTGAATCTGCTAAGAATCTGGGTGCATCCTCGCAATTTGCGCGTGAACTTATCAAGAACATGTCGATAGAAGCTCGGACGGCATTTATTGACCTGGCTGGCGGGCCGGAACGATTGGCCAGTCTGACATCATCTTTCTCAAAAAACTTTCTCACCGATTCAGAGCGGTTGACGATTATTCGTGATGATCTTAAAACTCAATTAACCGATCTAGGCTTCGCGGCCGGTCTGACCAATGAGCAATACAAAGCGCTGGTGCAAACGGTCAATCTATCCGACGAAACCAGAATCAAGCTTCTGAATTTGGGTGACGCGTTATTTACAGTTAATAGCGCAGCTGATGCAGCAGCAGAATCAATGGCAAGTGCCATCAAGCAGAATGCAGGTGTCGCGCTTAATGGCGCGTTTTCCGATCTGCAAAACTCTGTCAATGCCGAACGCGAAAAAGTTGCCGCTCAATATAATAAGTCACTGGAAGAAGTTAATAACAGAATCCAGAATGTTACTGACTCGATCGGCAAGCTTAAAACTTTATCGGACGCTTTAGAAGCAACCATCCGAACGTTGCGGCCGATTGATCGGGATGAAGCAAAATTACAAGTATTGAGCGCGATCAACCAGGCGAGAAAAGGAATCTTTCCGGAAGCCGCAGAGCTGCAAGAAGCGCTTGGCGTTTTGAGTCAACGCAATACCGCAGGATTTTCCAGCGGCTTTGAATTTGCCAGAGAGCAAGCAAAGACTGCAAATCTTGTGGGGCAGCTTGGCGATCTTACCGACTCTCAATTGACGATTGAAGAGCGCAGCCTCAAGCAATTGCAGGATCAGCAAAGAACGCTGCAGGATGGATTCCAGAATGAAATGGATCGATTGGATTCATTGATTGAGCGAGCTCAGTTTGAGATCAATGCGATCAATGGATTGAATTCATCTATTTTAGACCTGACAAAAGCAATCGCAAATTTCAATCTGGCATCGAGCCAGGGTGGGGGCGGCGTAATTGGTGGTGGCGAAATTTCCGGCAATCCAAACATTTCAAATCAGGCCATCATCGATTATTTCAAAGTCCCGCGCACGCCTGAGGAAATCGCAAGGGATGCCGCTGCAAATGGCGTGACATCTCAACAGATCATTAACACAGGCAGATTCACCCAGGCCGAAGTTGATAAGTTTTTTCGTGACAACCCGAGAATTCCACGATTCGCCGATGGTGGATTCCACCGCGGCGGGTTGCGCATTGTCGGCGAGCGTGGACCGGAACTGGAAAGAACAGGGCCGAGCCATATAACCAGCAATAACGACTTAAAGAAAACGATTGGTAATGATGAGGTTGTCGCTTCCGTTAAAAAATTGGTTAAGAAGCTTGATCAGGTAATTCAAGGTGGTGATTTCATTCGGGTTAAGACGGTAGTATGAGAGCCTTTCTGCCATATCCAATAACTGACTCAAAGCTGATCAGCAGCACGATTGCAGAACCCGATGCATCCGAGCCCGCATACAGCGCTGAAGTTACTTATGCGGAATTTGATCAGGTCAGTGTTATTGATACTGACCTGCACCTGGTTTATGAATCGCTCGTTGCCGGAAATATCGGCAATCCGGTGACCGATGAAACCAAGTGGATATTGAAAGGCAATACGAATCGTTGGCGCATGTTCGATTACAACCAGGGCAATCCAAGCGTGAGCACTTCGCCTATGACTGTGGTATTGCGGCCGGGTAAAAGAATCGATGCCATCATGTTCGATGGGTTAAAAGCTTCCTTGCTGGATCTGACTGTAAAGAATGGAATAGATGGGGCCACAATATTCACACTGGATGGATATCTGAGATCGCGCAATGTCAATTCGTTCTATGAGTATTTCTTCGCGCCATTCACATATACGAAAGCCGTTGCAAACTTTCATATCCCACCGGTTGCTGATCCGGTCATCTATTTAACGCTCTCCGATCCATCGGGATTTGTGGAATTAGGCAGGCTGGCCATAGGCTCATCAATCGATATCGGATCGATACAATGGAATCCTATTGTGGACTCGGATAATTATTCAAAGATTGAATGGGATGATTTTGGTAAGGCAACGCTTACACCGGTACCCAGCATACCGACCAATGATTTAAAGATTCTGGTTAAGAAAAACCGATTGAATGCTGTTCGGCAATTCAGAGACTTAGCCAATGCAAAAGCTATTGCATGGTCCGGCATGGACGATATCGAGCATCCATATCAGGAAGCATTGATTCTATTTGGTGTGTACAGAAATTTCCAGATTGACATCAGCAACCAGGCAGAAGCGGAAATTAATTTATCTTTGAAAGGCATCTAAAGATGGGCACAGTAATACCATTATTTTCAACACCCTTGCCAAATACCTTAAGTCAAACCGCAGAAGAGTTCGAGCAAAGTGCCAATACGTTGGTGAGCGAGCTTAATCCTATTTTCTCCGCGGTTAATTCTGCCGTGTCAGAAATGAATCAACTGGCACTTAATGCGGAATCTGCAGCTGGAGAACTGGCTAATGCAGCCTGGGTATCCGGTACCACATATACCGCAGGCCAAGTCAGATACAGCCCGATTGATTTTTTCAGTTATCGTAGAAAAAACAATGGCGCCGGCACAACCGACCCGAGTCTTGATCCTACGAACTGGGCATTGCAAACTCGGACAACATACGGCGGATCAGACACCACCAGCAGCGCAGTAGATATCACCCTGACATCATCCAGCGGCCGGTTGCAAGTGGTAAGCATGACCGCATCGGGTAAGAAGGTAACTTTACCAGCCGCAAACTCTCTGCAGAAAGGCGCCAATCTTTATGTGATCAAGAATGCAGGTGCTTACCGGTTTGGAGTGCGTAAGAACGGCGGCATATTTATTTGCTATGTGAATCCGGGTCAGGTGGTGGCATTCAGCTGCGCTGATATTTCAACGGCCGCAGGGGTATGGGTGGCTGGTGGAAATAATATTGAAACCATACACAGCGGCAACACGCCTGAAGTATTAAATTCGGTTGATTCGCGATTAATTTCAGCTGCGATGCTATCAGCGACCAAAGCAATCTGCGCGTACAAGAGTTTGTCGACCGGATTTATGGAAGCGGTGGTTTTAAACTTCGGGTCGGCATCCGGAACGCCGCTGGCGATCTCCGCTGAGGCCGTTAAAAATATCAGCATCGCAGCACTCTCCGCCACGAAAGCCGTTGTGGTATACCAAGCCAATGCCGGGAGCACGAACATCAAAGGTTATGTGCTGGATGTTTCTGGCAACACGATTACCCCGGGCGCTGTTAAAACAATCGTAACCGCCGCCGGTACCACGGGCGCGAATGGTACTTTCTTAGCAGCGCTTTCATCAACCAAACTGTTGCTCGTCTACATGTACTCGGGGGCTGCCACAATCAAAGAGCGCGTGCTCGATGTCTCAGGCACCACGATCACCGAGAATTCGGAAGTGACGGCGGATGCATCATCTTTTTCAACAGCCCTCACATCATACCTGATGGCAGGCACCATCAATGCGACAAAAGCGCTAGTTGCATTTATCGGCTCATCATCGCAAATGACATTGCGATTGCAGTCCATTACAGGATCAACTCCGGCACCGAGCGGTGCTGTCTTGTCCATCTCCGGAGTAAGCGCAGTGCAGCTTGCTGTTACGTTCGGATTGGTGATCATGAACTCAAATAGAGCGCTGGTAATTCGCGGCTATGACCGAACCTACGGTGATATTACTGCGTTTCTGGTTGACATATCCGGCACAACGCCGGTGCTGATCACAGCAAAAAACATACCGGCCGACTTGAATGCCGCTGGCGTGAATATTTATGCAACCAGACTTGACGCCAATCGCGCTTATGTCACATGGACGGGCGGTTATGCAAGGGGGTCTGATTCGTGCACTTTGACTATTACGGGCGACGATCGGATTCTTGTGGGTGAGGTATCGGAATTGATCGACCCCGGAATAACCGATTCGGCATGGTACATCTCATGCGCCGCATTGGATTCATCGCACGTCATGCAAGTGTCGCGCAATGCATCCACATTTCTGAGCGCAAAAACAATCGAGATTTCTTAATTTTAAAGGTGACGACATGCTGGATAAAGATAATCCTGGCTGCCCGTATCTGACTTCGAAAGATATAGAAAGAGTTGCGGAAAGGGCAGCGGAAAAGGCGGTCAAGAAGATTACCGAGCAAGTTTATTTAGAAGTGGGGAGAAGCGTGGTCAATAAATTTCTTTGGGCGGTGGGCGCGATAACAGTCGGATTCGTTCTTTGGCTGCACTCGAAAGGATTCATCTAGTTAATCACCCGTAACATCAAACCCGATGAAGCCAGCACATGCTGGCTTTTTTATTTTGTAGGCAAAAATTAAATTTGAGTGAGGAATAGCAATGGCGACATTGGTTGAGAACATTCTGCGTAAAGCGGTTGAGGAGGGTTTTGTCCGTTATGAAGACGGCAATTTTTACGACAGAAATGATGACATCATTTTGGTTAATCAAGATCCCGTTTCACCTGGTTCCGGAAGCAATCTGATCCCGTTCATTGCTTACGCATCCTCGCCTGATGGTGCCGGTTTCACTTTGACCAGTAGCGATACCCTGGAATACATCGCATTTAAGATAGCAGCATCCGATGCAGTTCTGGTTGCCGCGGATTTTGCAGGTCTTTGGTTTCACCGTAAGGGCTTACCCGGTTCAGGTGGTACCGGGGTGGATGGTATCGATGGCAGGCAGGCGGGTTTCCCGGTTGTGTTTTTGTCCGATACTGGCGCAACAAAACCGGCCCTGCAGGGCGGCGTTAAATTCAATCATGCCAGCCTGGCCAGCGCCACGGTCATGTACATCGATGAACTATCACCGGCGGGGGATGACAGGTCTGCGCTGATCAATACGCTTACACCCGGCACGCTGTTCACATTAAATATCGATTCTCCCACGGGCACGACTACGGCAACGTTTGAATTCTCGGGTGCGGTTACTGACAATACGGACTGGTTCTCGATACCGGTCATCAATCGTCTAGTATCCGCGTCGACATTCTCCGACGGGGATGCTTGCACATTCCAGATATCCGGAACGAACAACTCATTTTTCAACGCGGCAACGGGTGAGATTGAATCGCCAAAAGGAACTCCGGTTTCCGGCACATACACGGCAGCAACTTTGGATGCGCTGAAAGCCGCCAAGCCTGCGGCAACGAATGCCGATTACAATGCAGTGGTTCAAGATGCTGGCGGATTGACAAACCCTCTTCTTGATCCCCGCGCGATCGCAATGAACAGCGATGGAGCAAACTGGAATCCGCTCAACGGCACCGGGCTGCTTGGCATCATGACGGCATCGATAATCGTCACAGCTCCGGCATCGACTTTCACCGGGCCATATACACTGACATCAGCTGGTGGTGGAGCTAGAACCAAGGTTGCCGGTGGAGGCGCGCATGGCTTGACCTCTGCATTGGCGGTTACCGGGCAAAGAAAAATCTACGTATCAGCGGGCAATGGCACAGTGGGCTTGTGGACTGTGAAAGTCATTGCGGTTGACACTTCCGGAACTGATTTTGAAATTGATCTGCCATACAACGCAGCGAATACGATTACGTCAATCGCCCTGGCTAACGATACCGATGTGATCAGGATGCTTGACATTGAATATCCTGATTTACGTTCAAACAGCACCATAATTTGCACGGTTGATATGCAATGTACTAACAGCGCGAATATCAAACGCCAATATGTTGATCTTCGCGCCGCGGGCGATGAGCCGAACGGCACCATGTTTTGCAACGCATCTATGGTTTCAGCGCTCGGATTGAGAAGAGAAACTGTCATCACAAATAAGCACGCCACAAACATTCAGCACAGCAAGGCCAGCTCCACATCGCCTACGACCGGCGGCAATTACGCCGCCATGGTCACTGGGAGCATTCAAACCAATGCCGGATGCGTTGTGGGCGTGGGCGCCAAATTTGCAGCGGCGAATGAATATGTCGAGCTGATTCAAGTATATCCGCAGGTGATTCTATAATGTCCATTTCTCTTTATTCCAAAGCCAAAACCAACAATCGGGTTGATCTGCTGAAACGCGGTGCGGGTCACGTCTCCATAGCCGATGCGCCATTCAGCTCTGCGTTAACCAGGTTTGAGCCGGATGCGCCCGGATTCAGGGAGGGCGTTACTAGCCCGCAGCCGATTGTGAACGGGATATCGTTGGCGATCGATCCAATCCTTGCGAAGCGCAACCCGTGGTCGAAGTACGGCTACATCGATCCAACCTGTTGGCCTTTTTTCGCTGATCCATCCGGGGTTAAAGACTCGACTAAACAACTTCTGGCAGCGCTCGAGTACGCCAGAACTTATTTTTTTGTGGTCATGGCGCCACGCGATTCCAAATTCAAAATTAGCGACACACTGGATTGCAGGCAGGGCGCTTACAGAAGACAGGGCGGAAGCATCATAGCTACAGCGGACGAGCGGGCTGGCGTTATTTTTGTCGGGCAGGAAGGTGGGGCGAAACCCAGGATATTTCTTGCCGACAATACGCCGGGGTTCACTAACGCGGCGCTGACGAAAGTCATGATGCGGTTTTGGGGTAGCGGATCGAGCGGGTCTACCGCGGCATATCCGACCGCGCGGGATATGTCGGGGACTTATAATCTGGGGCTGACGAATCTGGAAATCGTTACCGGAGCAAACGCAGGTGCGGTTTGCGCAGAAACATCCGGCGCGCAAGGCTGCTTTATGACGGACATGACATTCAACGCCACCGGCGGCTATGCCGGGCTGCAAGGAATGTGCGGGCCGGGTGCACCGTATGTTAACAATAAGTTTATCGGCGGCCGCTATGGAATACGTGGCGATCGCGGAACCTTCGGGGACACGCTGTCATGGTTCGGCAATGAGTTTATTGACCAGACTGTATCGGCCATATTGATGCGCAATGATTCGCTGGAAACGATGAGTTTCTTCGGCGTCAAAATCCAGATGGCGGCGGGGGCGACGGGGCCGGCGATCGACAACAATTCTTCGCAGTCCAATCGCGGGTACATCATCCTTGCCGATTGCCGCATCGATTTTCCAACGGTATCCGCCGCGAATGTTGCGATTCTGACGAATCGAAGCATCAAGTTGATGAACGTTTTTACGCGCGGATGCGGCACGATTGTGAATCAAGAAGCCGGAACCGCGAACGATCTTGCGCCACATAACGGCATTAATTTATGGTCGTGGATCAAGGAAGCCAGCATCTTCATCAGGCCACCAACGAAAAGCATCAGCGGAGTCCCGGTTCAGTTCGAAAGCAACCGGTACCATAATTACAATGGTGTCGTCGGCGCGAACAGTGGTGGCGTTTATGGTGGCGTGTATGTCAACAGTCTGACGCAGGGAGCGGTAGGCAATCCGCCGCAGAATGACATCGTTTCCAGGCATCATTGGGGAGATGGCGGCATGATCACCGCGAACAGCCCTGGCGTGAAGAATGCGAAGATCATCGCGCAAGAACTGGGATTGACGTTGTATGGAGATGGCAGGGAGGAGGGCGCTACGATCCAGGCTGTGGCAAATGCGTGGGATAAAATATTTTGGCCGAGAGGATACTACGCAACCAAGTTCACCATAACCACACGCAGCGATTCCCAGTGGTGCGGAGTCAGCCGGGATTTCACCGTATTCATTCCAATAAATACGGCAGGCGGCGACTTCACTGTAGTGACTTCGCCAAAATATTGCATAGAGACCACCAGCGGCATTGACGATAAGATTGTCTTCTCTCAATTTGGCGTTTACTCACCACAAGCGCAAGGCGGTAGCGGCCCGATAAAGTGGATGTGCGGGGATCGTTCGATGTGGTTCAACGTCCGGCCAGGCCAATTCAACATCAGCGGGTTTGTCGGCGACACGGTACAGAAACGTGCGCCCGCGCTGCTGATTAGCGGGCCGAATGCGGGGGGGAGGTTCTGGGGTGTGACTGAAATTCTTTCGCTGTCACAATTCGCGCCGACCTACGCGATCATTAAAGTTGAGAATACCACCCGCCCGATCAGGTTGATGTCATGCAATCCTGAGCATGCTGACAGAGGCAAGGCTAACGTTTGGTTCACTAATTGCAGCAACGTCCACATTATCGCAACTAAATGGGAGTCAGATCACGACAACTCCGGTGATAATTCGGCTGTCCTCGCAGAAAATTGCAGCAACTTCTCAGTGCTGGGTACCGGAGGCATATATGAAAATGCCGTGGATGACGGGACAGATAACCCGCCTGCGAATTTTACGATCAGAAACTGCAACAATTACATCATCAGCTCTATCATGGATCGTTCCAATCCAACGCTGGATAACGCTCTCACGATATCTGTCACCGAGGAAGTAACGCCTGGTGTTTATGTCCACACCGAGAAACTGCACAGGCCGTTTGAATACTCTCGCGGGACATTTGACTGGGTAGCGCTGGCGATTCCTCGAGTGTCATAAATGAACTGGCTTGGCAGGCAGTTTGAAGAATATCATCTTTTCAGGCGCCTGGTGATTGTGTTCTTCTTATTCATGTACATGGAAGTCACGCGGGAATCCTTCAGCTATGCCTACTTTGCAGCTGAACGCGGCATGTCAGCTGGTGATACGGTACTAGTTCTGGGTTCGCTTCAAACGCTCATGACATTGCTCATGGGCTACGCATTCAAAATTTATTCAACTTCAAGAAATAAGGAGTAGGCATCATGCTACCGAATCCATGGATGATCCTGGCCGCAGCGGTATTCCTTCTCGTTTCTCACGCATGGGCTTTCAAAGAAGGCGAAAAATATAAATCCAACGAGATCAAAGCCGGGCAACTGGAAGCAACACGCAAAGCAGTTGAGTTGGCAGATAAACAAATAGTTGCTGATAACAAACTGGCCGTGCAAGAAATTCAGGTTCAAGAAAAAATCAAGATTGAATACCGTTACATAAGGGAAAAAGCAAATGAAAACATCGATAAAAATTCCGGTTATGCTGATTGCAGTCTGGATGATGACGGCCTGCGCCTCTTCAATTCCAATCCAGGCACCAAAGCGAATGGCACCGGAAAGCCTCCTGACTGAGTGTTCGGATCAAGTTGTTGCGCCGAACGGCAAATTATCAACAATTCTCAGAACCAGCATCGAGCGCTCTGAGCAATATCATGAATGCAAGTCCAGGCATAAAGCATTGATTGACTGGGCCCGCAATGATGGAATGGAACAATCGAAATGAAAATAAGCAAAGTAAATTTTAGAACCGGCAATTATAAATACCAGCTGACGGAGCGCGTGTTTGTACAAACTTCAATCAGATTGGATGAGGACATTGTTACCGAGTATGTGTCCCTGCTCAAAAATGGATTGATGATTCTGGAAAAAGGATATGCCTGGAACGGTCCAAACTTTCCGGCCGTGCATACCGAGCGGAGCATTATTGCTTCACTTCCGCATGATGGCGGTTATCAGCTCATCGAGCTCGGATTATTAAATATGATGTTCCGGATCAATCTGGATTGGTTGCTGGGTGAACTGATATCGCAACCGGCTGAAGGTAAGTCAATAAAAATATTATTGCTCAATAATTGGCGCAAGATTCGCGGCGGTTATTATTTTACTGTTGTAGATTTGTTTGGAGCTAGGTATGCGCATCAAGGAAATAGCTTGCCGGTCATTGGGGAAAAGGCATGCCGGATTTAAGTGGACAGGAAGGCGAACTTAAATTTAAATTGAAGATAACAAGAGCTGCCACCGGAAGGGTGGAATCTTACGACATGGTTGGCAAGCTTGGTGAAAATTTAGGAGAACAGCATGGCAGTGACACACAGCACAGCGGCACGCAACGCAGCGACGGATGCAGTGACAGCTCTGATAGGAGCGTCCGGTAATTTAAAATTGAGATTGGCCGGTAATATCGGCGCGCCCGGTTCGGTGGTAGCTACATGTCCACTATCCGCTGATGCGTTTGGCGATTCATCTAATGGAACTGCTACGGCGAATGCTATCAGTTCAGATACGAATGCAGCGGGCAATGCATCACCGGTAGCCAATGCAACGCTTGAAACTGCGGTCGGTACCGTAGTTATTCATTGCGCAGTCGGCGCATCCGGATCGGATATCAATATGACGGGTGGCTTAACGATTGCAGCAGGGGACACGGTTGAAGTATCCAGCCTTACCTATACCGCTTTGACCGCATAAAGGTTCTGGCGTGGCAATAACTGAACTCACAGCGCAGCGCAATACCGTTGGCGCTGGTCAGTTAACAACTGTCACATTCAACTATCCGAATACTCCGACACCAGGCAATTTACTCGTTGCCGGATTTGCATGGAGAGGAGATGTAACAGTAACCGGCGTGCCGTCGGGCTGGAATCTCGCTGCAAGTACAGGCAATGGTACCAATATTGATGGTGCCATCTATTACAAGATAGCCGGATCGTCAGAGCCTACCACAGCGCAATTCACCCTATCTGGAAGTCAGAAAGCAAGCGGTACGGCCAGCGAATGGTCCGGTATTCATGCCACACCGTTGGATAAATTTAACGGCAACAATGGTGTTGCTAGCATAGTATTAAATGCCGGCGCTACCGGCACACTATCGCAAGCGGCCGAGCTTGTTATTAATCTTTTCAGCGCGCGCGATACTGTAAATTTTACAGCGTTCGGGCAAAGCCAAACAATCGTTGGTACCGCACAATCAACCGGCGGTACCACAGCATCCAGAAATACCACCGTTCTCGCTTCTCAGATTGTTAACGCAAACACATCGGTTGATTACACAGCACAAATCGATAGTGCACAAACCTGGGTTGCGGCCGTTGCGACATTTAAGCAAGCCGCCGTTACCCATACTGCCAGTGGATCACTATCCGGACAAGGTTCAAACTTATCAAGCAGCGCGATCCACAATGTCACGCATGAAGTATCAGGAGCATTTTCAGGTCAAGGGTCTGACATCGATGGCTCCGCACGCAGATTCAGGCATTTTGATGCATCCGGTAATTTGGTTGCCGGCGGAAGTAATATCAGCGGCAATGCTGCAAGGTATCGATCGCATGACTCGAATGCGGAACTGATCGGGCAAAGTTCGGAGTTAACCGGATCAGTAATTAGATACCGCTCTCACCGTGCGGATGGGGAACTGGCCGGGCAGGGTGCACAGTTAAGCGGCGATGCTGATCGATCTGACTCGGTTGCGGTTCACACTGCGGCCGGCGATCTCCTGGGCCAAGGGTCACTCATTACAGGCCACACCCGTAACGGTGAAATAGTAGCATCCGGAATTATCAACGCAACCTATCAAACGCCTTCCATGAATGCAGCGCTAGAACATTATGAAATATCTGCTTCATATGAAACGCATACAATTCAGGCCACACTATGACGATCAAAATATTTAAACAAACGGACGTCGATATAACGATCAATGTCACCGGCATCGATGTCGGTGACATAACGGACATGTCAATTGTTTTGAGAAATCAAAACGGTGATTCGTATAGTTTTACAATGGATGGTGGCGATATCACCGCTGGTGAATCAGGGATCAATTTAAGAATTGAAGACGATAAGATCACAACGCCAGGCAGTTATGAAATCATGATTACAGCAACTGAAAACGGAAATGTGCGGGGGCTGAATGCTAGTCCGGATTATGTTTTGGTGGTGTAGTTGACGCACCTACAATTTTATTATCGCTACGATTTCGCTACGTTAAAATATAAAATGTAAAATTTATGTTTTAACTTATTGATCAAATGGTGCTGTTGAGAGGAGTCGAACCTCCGACCTACTGATTACGAAAGAGATTGGATGCTATAGTTTTATAATAAATACAGAAAGTTAGATCAGGTATAAAATAATTTATGTAATATTTCATAACATTAAAATCAATAACTTATTTTATTAGTAGCTACGATTTCGCTACGTTTTTCTTAGCATGTCATGAGCGAACTCGGCTAGGTGGTCGCTTGATAAATGTGCATACCGTTTTACCATTTCTGGTGATTCCCATCCTCCCAACTCTTGCAAAATATGCTGAGGTGTTCCTCGTTGGATATGCCAACTTGCCCAAGTGTGTCGCAAATCATGCCATTTAAAATCTTCTATACCAGCTCTTTTGATTGCGTTATACCATGCCTTGGTGCTTACCTGAATTATTTTATTTCCTTCATAAGTAAATATAAATTCAGGGTGCTTGCCTATTTGTTCCTTGATAATAGTTATTGCGCGTGGTGAGAGAGGAACAGCGATAGCTTTACGTGCCTTTGCTTGGTCAGGATGGATCCATGCGCACTGACGATCAATGTCTACTTGGTTCCAACTTAGTCCTGTAACATTCGCCTGTCTTAAGCCGGTTTCCAGCGTAAATATTGCCATTGATTTCAGGTGGGGGGGGAGCTCGGATAGTAGTTTGTCAGCTTCTTCGTGAGTAAGCCAGCGCACACGTCGCTTTGGTTCCGGAAGTAATTTTATTCTTGGGTGACGATCGATCCATTCCCAGTCGATTACTGCTTTTCTGAGTATTGCGCGGATTACTGAAAGGGTTCTATTTGTGGTGGCATTGGACGCTCCTCCGGCCAATCTTTTAATTACAATTACATCAATATCATCACGAGTGATGGAGTCAATAGTGCGATTTCTAAGGAAAGTATCTGTCCACCTGAGATGGCAGACGTCGTCGTGTTGAGTGACTTTGTGCTTTGTCTCTTGAAGCCAGCGTACAACGGCATCTTCCCATTTGTATTTAGGTTTCGAGCCAAGTTTATCTTGTTGCCAGATCTCGGATTTTAATCTGTCATGGTATTCTTGGGCTTGCTTGCGGTCGATAGTCCCAGTGCTGCGAGATAGGATTCTTCCGTTGAGTTCGATTTTAATCCACCAATAAGGTGAATCTTTGCGTTTATAGAGGGGCATGTTCCAATATCGGCATTCATTTTCTTGACTTTATATTGTGCCCTTACATATTCAATCAAATCAATGTTAACGAATGTCCATTTTCTTCCGCTTCTACCAGCTGGAATTTCTCCTGACCTTGCCTTAATTTTCAGAGTCATTGGGTGTATACCCAAAAATTCAGCGGCTTGAACTGTATTTAAGAGTTTTATTTCCATATGTTCTGATTGCTCATCGCTTCCTGTGCAATAAAACCATTCGCTCACTTATCCCCGTTGTCCTGCAGTTTTTTACTTTCGTGTAATTCGCACATGCATTTATAGTCCTTGTTGCAAGCTTTAAATTCACTATACAATTCTACCGATTCCGATGATTTATCCACAACCAATGTGGTAGAAGCAACCAGCATTACTCCTGTAATTACACCTAGAACAAAGGCAAGCATTATCCGGCTCATGTCAGCAATCCTCATTATCAAAAATAATCACTATCGCAGCTATAAAAATAATTGCCAGTAGAATGGTCAAAATTGCTTCTATCATTTATTGATCTAACTTTTATCAAAATGGGATATCATCATCCATATCATCGAAGCTGCTGTTAACCCCGCTGCCTGCGCTAGCTTTCTGTTGGGTGGGTTTGGTTTGTGATCCGGATTCCGCAGCGTCCTCGGCCGCTCTGGTACCCAACATTTGCATTTCATCCGCAATAATCTGTGTGGTGTAGCGTTCAACGTTTTGCTTATCAGTCCACTTCCTGGTTTCAAGTCGGCCTTCGATGTAAACTGATCGGCCTTTCTTCAAATATTCCCCGGCGATTTCAGCGAGCTTGCGGTACATAACCACGCGATGCCATTCCGTCTTGCTCTGCTTCTCGCCGTTCTTATCTTTCCAAGTGTCGGTGGTGGCCAGAGAGAGTGTGGTTACGGCGTCTCCGTTGGACATGTATCTTGTGGATGGATCTTGACCTAAATTGCCTATTAAAATAACTTTGTTAACTGATGGCATTTGAGATATCCCTATTTGATAAACTTCCTGCGCCATGAATGCCTTTCTGTCCAGGTCGAAGATTAAGCAAAGATTCATTGCTTATTCTTTTTTTTCGGCTCATGTCTATAGTGTTTGCCTGTTGAGAGCCAATCATCAAATGATTTGGATTAACGCATGATGGATTATCACATGCGTGTAAGACATTGAGGCCGTGAGGTATTTTTCCATAGTGTATTTCCCATGAAATTCTATGTGCTTTTGCAGGACTCATGCCTGCTTTGGTGCTTATTCTTCCATATCCCCTAATATCTTTACTTCCTGTCCATTCCCAGCATTTATTTTTCATAACTTTTACATAGTTCCAAAAGCGGCTATGTGAACTTGTTACTGGCTTTTTTAGCTTATTGGCGCAATCAATTGAGCAAAACTCTCTTGCTGTCCATTGTTTAAATGAATCTCTTTTATTTTTAATAAAATCTTGTCCGCATCGTTTACATGATTTGGTGTTCTGATTCTGTTCGTTCATAATCAAACTTCCTCCATTGCAGGTTGTTTTCTTCTGGCAGAAAATTTGATCACTTCGCTTTTCTCGGGCTTTTTCCTTTCAGGTTTCTTGAGGATGAGGCGAATGGTTTCATGAACTAATGCAACGTCATTTCCTTCCAATGGTTCTAGGAAATCAGTGAACTCATCAGCCCAGTCTCTTAATGCATATGCTTCCCTGCGCTTGGGGTCGATGTGTGAAACGTTGGCGGGTGTTGCGATGGGTGAGACTGATTTGGATTTGCGGCGTGTGGATGCAACTTTGGATTTTGATGACATGATATTTGCTCCAGTTCGTTTAATGAACTGCCGTCCCTCTGTCAAAAGGGTGGGCAGAACCGAACGGGTTGACAGACCGGTGGAGCACCGGCGAGCCTTGCGGCTCCCCGCCCAGTCTACCCATAAACTACGAGCAAACATAGGCAATAAAAAAGCCGCTCTGCTTGATGCTTGCGGCTCCTCGCCGCTCCAACACAGGCTGTCAAACCCGATCACTGATTTTGCAGTGACGGCAAAAGAATAATCCCGAACACGCGGAAATGTCAATAGTTTATTTAAAGCGGGTGGGCAAAACCGCGCACGAACCAACGAGGTATGGTTTCGTATAAATTCGGTTGCGCGATTTCGCCCATAAGAAAGATATCCAGTGCGCTGAGAAGGGTTTTCACGGGAGTGCGCACTGGATTTTGGCAACTTTCCAGCCCTCCGACTAAGTGTGAGCAGGCACTCGGGCTGGTGCGGTAATTCAAACTCATCAAAGAATGAATATGAATTAATTATTATTTTTTTATCCATGCTTCTCTGTGCGATTGCTAACATAGTTAGAATAAAAATATTTTCGAGATTAATAAATTGTTTATCTGGTTGCGGCATACTTCTTGCGATCGCCGGATTTATGTGCGTAACTATTTCCAACAGCAGGTGATTGATCCAGTAATTGTTTCAACTCTTCTTTAACTGTGATTTTCTTGCGATTAATAGCCGGGTGTGTTTCATTCGGGGCTGTTTCTATTTTCTCAATAACAGAGTGGTTATCAATGGCGGCGATTTTATTTTTTAGTACATCGATGACCAGTTTTTTCCCCGCTGCTATGGCTTCAGGTTTGATTGTGGATTCGCTGGAATCTTTTTGATTGATGTCAAAGGTTCTGAGCGCTCTACAGATTGTGTCTTCTTTGTAGCTCCGGGTATTTGCCTTGCCGTCATTGACTTGCTTAACCAGTGACATCGATGCAGGTGACATCGATTTGAAATCCAGGATGCACAGCGCCCGGTATTGTTGCATTACATAGTCCGCATCGCCGCCGTTAAGAATAGTTATGCATGCTGCCAGTTTGACTGGGGCTGATGAGTAAAACACCCTGGCTGTGCCGCAGTGGCTTATGAGTGCTTTGGCTGTGTTGTACAGGCCGGAATTCATGATTGGCCGCATCAGATCAATAGTTGCTGGTCTGGATGTATCGTAATATATCCGGGCAGCAATGTTGAGGACATCGGTTAAACGTTTATTTTCATTCAACAGGTCGGCCATGTTGCGGACAATGCCGGTATCGGTAACTTCGTAGGCATTCAGCGGCAGGCCCATGACTACAACGCTTCTGATTGTTATGCCGGATTTAACCACGGCCATCAATCGATGATGTGCGTCCCTGAGATTTCCGTTTTTATCGATACCAATGCCTTGGCTAGTGACTCGCCATTCGCCCCTGGCCATCGCGCCGGCTAAAACATCGACGTGCCAGTAGCGTATTTTCCTGTTGCCTGGGCTGGTGCTCAATAAATGCCGGGCGATATCCGGTGTGATATCGATGATGGCGGATTCTTCTTGTTGCCTGGTAAAATTCATTATGATTTATCCTTTGTTAAGTAATACGCTGCGCCCCAAATATTTGATAAGGTCAAGCAGAAGTAAATAAAATTGGATTCGAGTCCAATCATGACTCCGATGATTGCGAGCGTCAGAAATATGGCTGACCACTTTATAGGCATCATTTGCATTGTGAAACCGCAGCCTGCTGCACACGATTAAGATGTGATTCTCGATCCATCTTGTCCATCCAGCTCAATAGCGCTATAAGTGCGATAGTGACTAGAATGTGCGGTAGATATTTGCGTACCTGTCCTGGTGTGTTGGCGGTATAGTTTTTTGTGTCGTATGGGATCATGATTCCTCCGTTATCGTTGGATGCAGAATCAAATTAATTTTTTCTGCCAACTGGTCGATGTCGCCATCGTTTAAAATCAGCCGGTCACGATCCGTATCAATTTTCAGCAGCTTGTCGCTGGCGTGAGTTGGGTTGATTTCATTTGGATTGATCGGCCGGCGAATATGCCAGATCGTGCCGCCGTGGTTGCGGATGTAGTCGTATTCGTTCTGGAATCTAACATCCGTTGCCACGATGCCTTCTATGTAGGCGTTACCGGCTGCTGCGAGTTTTCTTAAATATTCTATTTTTCTGTCCGCAATTTTTACCCATACGTCGCAGTCGACATAATTCCTTCCCCATTCGGTACCGAGCGTTTGCATCAGTTGCCGTGGGGATTTGCCGCATAATTCCGGTGTCGGGTTTTCTTTAAGATTGCGGTCAGTAAAGTAATGTTTAGGTACTCTGAATCCTGCCACGAGCATATCGATCAGCGGTTCGGCAAAAGAAACGCTTCGGAATTCCTGGGTAGAGCAGAGGATTTCTGCCACCGTATCCTTGCCGCAACCTGCGGGACCGTGTAGGCCGATTAGTTTTATTGATGATTGGGTCATAATTTTTCTCATTAATACTGATCAGTCTGCTGTATTGTGCAAGCTGATCATGGCATGAATTTAATTCGCGGTTCCGAAAAAGAGCGGAACGCCGGTTGCAATTTTGATCTTGTTGATCATGTTCTTTGTGGCGTCTTCCAGAACTTTGTCGTTGCGTATTAGCTCGTACCAGAAGATCAAGCTTCCTTCTTTAACGCGGTACCGCAGCCGTGCTGTGATTTGATATGCATCGCCGTTCCAGAATACGGGTATGCCGATAGCAATTTTTTCAAACAGCTTCATTTGCGAAAGGGTTTGATTATCATCGTCCTGCACAAAGCTCATGTTGACACCGCCGTTTTGTAAGCGGATGGCGGATTTAAAGCGCATGTCTTGATTAGCCTGGAATGATGTCGCCATTTCAAGCAACTGCTGGCCGGTAGGGTATCCCTCTGCTGCGGCGATATCTTGGAGGTTTTCTTCAATGAACATGGCCATTTGCAACTGACTCAATGGCTGCTTGTTTTTTTCAATCCACCGATTCCATTCTTCTGAGAATGTGGGTTTGTACATAGCCCTATGGTCTTGCCACTGCTGTCCGTCCGGTTGTGATCCGTGATCATTGATGATGCAGGTAAATGCGACCTCGGATTTTAAGTAATCCGCTTTACAGTAGATGGTTGTCAGATCAGGAATGCTGTGCCGGTTGATGTATTCAATAAAACTATCCTGATCGTTTAATGTTGCATTTCCTTTTTTGCGATACGGCGCTGGAAGTAGATGTTCATCGTCATATGTTTCACTTTCCCATCCTGGAGGAAGAGCATAATGTTTAATATGCCCAGGGCGAGATTCAGAAACTAGATCGCATGGCTTTATAGAAGACGCAAGTTCAACAATAGCCTGTGTTTCGCTGTTTTTAATTTCCAGGTTATCCATGATTATTTGTTCACCTCGATTGTTTTTAATGGTTTTGCGGATTCTTCAACGACTGTTAGATTGAGTTTTTGTTGATGCGGATTATCCGGTGTTAAAGTGCCGTCTTCGGTTGCGAACAGCAGAGCTTCCATCGGTTCATCCGCTGGCATGTTGGCTTTGAATTTGCCGGTGATTTGCATAGCGCCGTTCTTAACTATTTTCTTGACGCTTATTTTTAGATCGATGCTGCCTGGCTTGCCGGAATCATTCACTTTTTGCACGAGTTCTGCCAGTTTGTCGCTGGCTGAGCTGATAAAGAATCCGTTGCCGATATGGTGTAACGTGTCTGTTATGGGTTTGCTCATGATTTCTCCTGTCGTATTCGGGATATTGGATCGGGATCAGGTTGCGATTTCAAAAGGTTCTACGAACCGCTTCTTTTTCTGCTGCGGTTGTGCGCCTGGTTGGGGTGGTGTGAATACCAGCATGTTTTCTTTGATGCAGCCGATCTCAATCAGGGACTTGATGATCGATGGCACTGCATAATCGGCGCCATCCTTGGTTTTATCGATACCCAGGTGCATGAAGACATCATCCAACGTGAAGATTTCTCCTCTCTGGTGCTGGATGAACTCTTCCAGGGGTTCGCGGTATGGGTCGGCTTCTAATTCGCGGTGCTGTAGAATTTGGAACACGTGCCGGGTCATATCCTCGAAAGCCTGATTGACGTGGATGAAGCGGATGCTTGAGTCCTGACTGTGGAATGCCAGTGGACCGTCATCCAGGTTGAGTATTGCGAGCGTGTTGTCCGGTAGCTGTTTGCTCAGGTCATGCTCGAATACAACCTTGTCCAGCTGATAGAACGTTTGCAGGGAAGCTATTTCTTCAACTGATAGCTTATCTTCCTGGTGATAAACGATGATTCCGGGTTTGTTCATGATTCCTCCTGCTGCTGCAAATGTAAAATCTGATCCAATCCGCCCATTGCTGGGCGGTCAAGGTTGGGTTAGTTAGCGGGTGGTTGCTCTGTCAGTATCACTGTCAGAACCGGGATAATTTCTTTGACTTCGTGGCATTCGCCGGTGAAGTCGGTTACTGCTGCAGGGATTTGCCCTTTTGCGAGTGGGTATGTTCGGCTTTGGATTGCGGCAATCGCTTCATTGCATTTGCCGGCCGTGGCATACCCTGTGATGTTCACTTCTACATTTGAGACAGCGCTGGAGTTGGTTTGTTTAATCCGTTCAACACCTGATAGGGTGTAGGTGCTGACCTTGGTGAACATGTCGTTTGATGCGTTGGCCGGATTGATTAAGAGCGAAGAAGCAAAGATCATCACGAACAGGGTGAGTAATTTCATTTTTCAGAGGTCTCCAAACAAAGTTAAAAATTTTATTGAGTGGCGGGCTGGGCTTGATACCAGCTCTGAGGATGCGACTGATACTTCACGGTGATCTCAGACCTACTGTGCGTGTCCTTCCACGCCGCCGCCTTTATCAACTTTAAATCTCGGGTCTAGTGAAATTTTGTTGATGTTTGAACATTAGCAAACGCTAATTATTATGTCAATAGCAAATGCTAATTATTTATGATAAAATTTTTTATGGATGGGGATTTGTGGAGCTGGAATGATTTGATATTGATAATTACTAGGAGGGTTTATGCTGACAAATGAAGAAATACAGAAAATTGAGCCTATCAATAAAGAAGCGGTAGAGTTTTTTTTAAAGCTTGCTGAGGATCGTTTGGCGGATTCGCTTGGCAACAGAAAGGATCTGGAGAATAAAGCTTTTATATTGTTCGCTGGTTACACTGCCTCAATATCGGCGCTGCTGGCCTTGTCAGAGCGTCTTGGCTCTCCCTTAATGGGGTTGTCGATAGGTTTATTTATTGCCGGTTTAATATGTTTGGGGTTTTGTATTAAAACTAGGCAATATGGGGTAATGGGGAGAGAGCCAAGAATATGGTTGAATGATGATGTTTATATAAAACGGCAGGATAAAAATTATACTGCCCTATTTAAAGCCTATGTTCTACACGATTATGATGATCATATTGAAATCAGCGTAAATCAAAACAGCGTAAAAGCAAAGCTCATCAATATCGCTTTATCTTTGGGTGGATTGGCAATTATTCCTTTAGCGCTTATGTTGATAATCTGATGGTTTAATGCTCTTTTCGTTGTAGCCAGTCTTTTGGGGCGCGGGTGGAGTGGATGCGGGTTGTGGCTGTTTGTCAGAGGTGGTGTTATTTAAGGTAGGATTTTTCTTGTCGTCACTCATATGCGTTCCTTTTTTATAGGTAAATTATGAATTATAGATGGGATGGTGAGAAATTAAGTTTTTTGGATATTTATTTGAGAGCTAGGATTTGCTGTCTGGACGATGCTTGGCTAGCCATTGCCAAATACTGCTTACTAGATTTCCTGAGACAACTGCGTTCACTTCTGTTAGGAGAAAAGCTAACTGCGCGCTTCCATACCGATCAAAAGTCTTTTTTAATTGTTCATGTTCTGACTCTGTCTCAAAGCCGATGGCACAAACTTGTTCGCCCGCTGACAATACGCGCCATCTTCCATTGGATATGGTTTCAACGTCATCGCGGATGTTGCGAATTGTGGCATTATTATCCTTCAGGTTCGCGTAGAATAAAGTGAGTTGATATAGTTTTTTCATGAGAATATTTGGGGTTTCTTGATTTGGAGATTGGGCATATATGTATGAAGAAACTGAAGAAGCAGTAAAAGCATGTATTAAAGCTGTTGATGACCTGGTGGCTTTTAATGAAGAAGCAAGAAGATTTCTTATGAGCAATACTAATGAAAATATTTCTCAGGGGGTTGATCTTCAATCGCCCGCAGAACCCTCTCAAACTCTGCCAACTGCTCGTTAGTCAAGCATATAAATACCAAATATTATCATTGCTCTTGATTCGTTAATACTTTATCTTTTCATGTTTTTATGATGAATTAATGTAAATGAGAATATATCGATCAATCTTAGAGCCGATTTATGAAGATCCTGTCTATGAAACTCGTATCGATGGTAACGATAAAGGGTTGATTAATTCATGGCATATTGGAAGGAAATTGGCTCAACAGGATGCTGAACTTGTGGCTGAGGTGTTGAGAGGAGAATTGCCCGCGCTTGGAGTTAAAGGCGGTATCGATAAAAAGAAAAAGCCGAAATTTAAATTTAAATATGGGTGTCTGTGGTATCTTGCTGAACTGCAAGGACTAAAAGGTATTGATTTGGATATTGATACAGACTGCGAGGTTGCTCTTGTGTGCTCCAGGACAAATATTAAAGTTATATTTACTTCAGATATGAGTAAATATTGCCCTCCAGAAGAGGATGAAAGCTAATATCGATTGTTTTAATTTCGGCAACGATATATTCTTTGATTGCTTCAGCCCACTGTTTTTCTGAGATTATGTTTGGTCTTGATAATGCGTCTCTTAATTCCATCGCCTTTTCTATTTTTCTGCCGTATGAGGTAAATGCCCATTCTTCAGACAAAATGGAGCCAATGACCAGATAATCAAGCCTCCTGGACACATTATTAACAGTTAGGCCGCCTACTTTTTCTATGATTCTTGTACATGCCGCTCTTGTGCCCAGTAAAAACTCTCCGGTAAAGCAGAACTTTTTTTCTTTGAAAAAAATTTGCTTATCAATACAGTAATCAATTGAGGTTATTTCGTTTTTGGCTGATCCTGTGTCGGAAAAATAATTTCCCAATAGCCTAGATAGCGTTTCAAGGAGATCTTCTCGTTCATCTTGCGTAATTATCCCATCACTGAGTATGTGACTTATTCGCTCGGCAATTATTGATCCGGGCCATTTTGATACTGTTTCGGGATAGTCTTTTAGCCATGCACTTAAAAAGATTATCTCCTGATCGTTTAGTTGATTGTCTGCGGTGATTCCAGTGCAAATTCCCATTAAGGTTTGGATTGCTTTTGTAAGTTGTCTGTTTTCTATGCTTTTGAGAGCTTTAATATCGATGCCTTCGTAGGCCATGGTTATCCCTTTTTACATTTGCATAGCTTGATTCTGCATCTATCTCTGATGCTAGCTACTTTGTTCTTCTGTTCGTTCAGGTTGATTATTGTTTTCGGTTGAGTGCTCTGACTTTTTTTGTTCAACAAAAGCATAAATATTCTCAATTTTAGAGGCGGAATCTTCACCTCCTTCTATTAACATTTCTATCATTCGCATGATGTTTATTTTTACAGAACCTTTGGGCTGTGATTGGAGTTTCTTTATTATTTGTTTGATATATTCATCGTCTTCAATAAAAACTTCGGACTCTGGTTTCATATCTTCACTATCAAAATATCCATCTGGCAAACCGGTTCTTGCTTCCATGTTGCGAGCGGCTGTTTCGCCAAATTTTCTGTGTCCATTTAATATTTGAGAGATGTGACTGGGATCTACGGGTTTATCAGCATCTGGACTAACTTTTTGCCTGCAGAAATTGGCTGCTCCTCCGAAGTGATCAACGACCATTCGAAGCTTTTTCATTCTTAATTTATTCATTTTGTTGTCCACAAATATATTGTGGTAAAGCAATAGCAAAATGTAAATTAGCATTAGCTATTGACATATAAATTAGCATTTGCTAATGTTTGATTTATGAATCTTAATGAATATCTAACAACTATTGAGTCAAATGCAAGTTTGGCAAAGAAACTAAGTATCTCGCCATCTCTAGTTAGCCAATGGCGAAGCGGAGTAAGACCAATTCCTTTTGAGCGTTGTCCTGAAATTGAGAAGGCGACAGCTGGTATGGTTACTCGCATCGATCTTTGTCCTAATAATTGGAAGGTTCTTTGGCCAGAACTAGCAAATAGTGACAAATGCGCATGCCAACCATGACCAAAACAATTAATCCCAAAACAACCGTATCGGCTCCGATTGATAAAAGCTTGAGCTTAAATTAATGACCACCATAAATACACGCCCGAATTAAGGACAACAGGACATGGACACAATAGATGTAATACATGAGGTTGCACACGGTTATCCGGGCGGGGTGGAAGCACTGGCGGATCGAATGCGCAAATGTGGTGACACATTACGTAAAAAGGTATTGCCGACAAATAACACTCACGAGCTGACAGTCAAGGAATTACGTTTGATTGTTGACTACTGCAATACCGACAAGATTGCCGAAGCCTTTGCCAATGATTGCGGCCTGATGTGCATTAAGAAACCCGATTTCGAGAATGTTTCGGATAAGGCATTCATGGACCTGTTTCTGGATATCCAAAAGAAGCAGGGTGAATGGGCTAGGGAAATCAGCGAATCAATGGAAAGCGGAGACATCGACTACGATGAATTCCTACGTATAAAAGATCAAGCCTATAAGTACATTGCAGCGATTCTTGAAGCCACAGGCCGATTGGGAAGCTCAATGGCGCTCAGTGAAGTAAATAAGTTTGAACGTTCAAGGCGCAAGATCGCGCAGTTAAAAAATTTTAGGGGAAAGTGATGGGCGTGAGTGCTGATGATATTCGATGGATCGCTATTCGTAAATCTAATGATGGTGTAATAGCTGCTGGTGAATCGTATCTTGAATGCTCCGATGCGGCCACCGCTGCGTCAGGTTGGAATAGGGCGCCGGGAACTGTTGCGCCTTATTTTATAACTACAGATTTATGGTTCAGTAGTCCATTGCATACGAATTTACAAGATTGATATGCATTCATATGACCTCCATGTTTATGAACGCACCGCACCACCCTGTGCATTGTTGGCTGTGCATAGTCGGAAGGGTGGATTAATACTGTGAGTAAAAAACAACCTCCCATTGACTTCAAACAAATTGCCGATGCTGCCTTGGGCAGTGCGCGTCGTTTACTGAAAGAATGGATCCCCGGTGGCGATTGGAGCGGTGATGAGTACAAACCGCGCAATCCCACGCGCGATGATAAACATCCCGGTTCTTTCGTCATCAATGCCCGCACTGGAAAGTGGATCGACAATGCCACGGCGGATTCCGGCGGGGATTTGATCAGCCTGTATGCTTACATCAAGTTCCTGGATCAAAAGCAGGCGGCGATTGATGTTGCGGCGATGGTGGGTGTTGATATTTCCAATTCCTCCGATTTTCAGTCAAACAAATCCACAAATCATTCTGCAAAACTTCAAATAGTCAGTAGCTCACCCCCAGCATTAAGAAAATCTCCCTGGCAGCCCATTATGCCGGTGCCTGATGATGCGCCGGTACCGCCGGTCGCACATTATGCGCGCGGCCGTCCTGATGTTATTTACACCTACCGCAATGAGCTTGGTTTCGTAAATGGTTACGTGTATCGCTTTACCACATCCGATGGCGGCAAGGAAACGCTTCCGGTGTGCTTTTGCGAAAACCGTGATGATGGAAAACGGGATTGGCGGTGGATGGGGTTTGATGAGCCCAGGCCGCTATATGGACTGGATTTGCTCGAGGCCAATCCGGATTTGCCAGTGTTGCTGGTCGAGGGCGAGAAATGCGCGGACGTCGGTAATGAACTGTTTCTTAAACAGCTTAAAGAGTTTGTGGTCGTCACTTGGCCAGGCGGTACCAAGGCTGTTGGCAAGATTCGATTTCTGCCGTTGGTCCATAGAAAAATCTACGCCTGGGCAGATTGTGATGCGCAGCGCAGGAAATTTACCAAAGCGGAGCGTGATGCCGGGGTCGATCCCGATAGCGTGCCGATTATGCCGGAATCCGATCAGCCTGGCATGCGCGCAATGCGTGAGATTCACAAAATATTGCAGAGCATTAATCCCGATGTAGATTTCCAGTTTGTAGATATCCCGAGACCAGGCGACAAAAAATCAGGTTGGGATTTGGCGGATGCTGTTGCAGAGGGTATGAGTGCCACTGAGCTGGTCAAGTTTGTCAGTAATGTTCGAAAGCCTTCAGTCAAGCCCAAGCCTGGGGCTGTTAACCGATCCGAGACTGGCTTGCTACTTGATCGGGATTACAAAATACGGGTATGCCTTGCCAACATCCATGACATTCTCCAGAACGATTCTCGATGGGAGGGTGTATTAGGATTCAATGAATTTTCATCGGTTACCAACAAATTAAAACTTCCGCCTTACCGCCAGGCAACGTTGGGTGA